TCCAGCTTGCGGATAGCAAGGCTTTCTACGGGCACCGTCTCCACCCCGAGACGATTATCGTGATTGCAGAGAATATCGGTGATGCTTACACCGTTAATCAGTCGGACCCTGCCGAGATTTCTCGTGCGGCTACCGTCCACCTTGATCCTACCAAGGAGGAATTCCTCGATTACGCTTCGACCCGTTGCGATAGTGCGCTTGTCGATTTCCTTCGTGAAAATCAGCGTTTCATTGAGCACGATGGAATGTTTGAGCCTAACAAGAAGTATCCGGATCGTCGTTCGTGGATGAAGCTTGATGGTGAGCTTACTCGCCTTGGGCTTTATGAGAACCCCGAGGATCATATGTTCTACGTCCTTACGGGCGCTTTCTGCGGCATTGAAGTTGCCGGTAGCTTTAAGAAGTTCTGTGCAGAGCGTGATCGTCAGGTTTCGTGTGAGGAAATGCTTGAAGATTGGGAAGCTGCAAAGCGTAAGCTTGGTAATCTTTCTAACGAAATGTATGTTGAGCAGGTTGCCAAGCTTGGTGATTGGCTTAAGAAGCATGACCTTACTGCCGATCAGTCTTTGGAGCTTGCACGCTTCATGCACGATGCTCCTCCGGAGCCAATGATGGCAATGTGGATGACGCTCCAGAAGAATATCAAGAACTTGACCAAGGTTCATCCTCACGTTGAACAGCTTATGGTCCGCCGCACCACGGGTCAGGATACGTCGGATCTTAAGGTTCCGGCTAAGACTGCGAAGGCTGCAACGGCTCAGGCGGGCGGTAATACGCCTCCTGCGGCTGCCCCTGCCCCCCGTAAGCGTGGCGCTCGCCGCTGATAGCACTATTCTCCCGCTCTTTGTTGGGAGTGTGAGTAGCTAAAAGCGGAGATAGCGGGAGAAACAGGACTGGGAATTCTCGGTCGCAACTAACCCTGGTGAAAACCGGGGTTTTTTGTTTTAAGCAAACAAATCAATAAACCCGGTTCTTTTCAGAACCGGGTTTATCTTTTTAATAAGGGATGATAGTATGAAGATATCAGGTAAACAACTCTAACCATAAGTAGATAGGTAAAATCAAAATGTCAGATAAGATGAACAAGAATGTTGAGCGCATGGTAAAGTTTGCTTATATCCGTGATGCGGATAATGCAGATCGTGTTCTAACGATTGCTCGTCGTTGGGGTCGTAATGGAAACAAGATCCATTATGGATATGCTCTCTGCCGTCCAGACGTTGATCAGTTCCGTAAGGACATTGGTAGAACCATTGCAAGTGGCAGATTGCTTGGAAAGCCCGCAAAGGTCAAGCCGGAAGGGGAAAGAATGGTATTGCAGTCTGTAATGCAGGATATTTTTCATTCAGAACGTTCTCCCCGTATTGTTAAGCAAATCGCTGAACAATGGTTGGTTGCAGAGCAAGTGCCGATGAAGAACATTAATACCATCGATAAGCTACTAACTGATGATGATGATAATTGGGTTGAGGCAAAAAGCCTCGCCTGATATAGTCTCCTTGAGAATTGTCTCATTCTCAATTGTCCCCTTTTAGTCCTTCAGTTGTGAATGCTCTTGGAGTTATAAAGGACTAATAGTTAGCAACAAACCCTGTAATTGGATTTTTGGGGAAGCCCTTGTTGAAGCTAATGAAAATTGTTTAAAGGGAAGTAGCCGATTTGACAGTAGCCTTGGACGGGTGAAATGTTAGATCGGCTGCGAGCTTAATTTCACATATCATTGCTATTTATTGATATGAGCAAATCAGATAATCTAAATGCCGATTACATTCGTAGAATTCTCAAAACGTTAGACGATGATTTGGCTATTTTGGTTGTGGCTTCTTGTGTTTCTTTAGACCCAAACGTTTTATTGAAAACTCTAATAACTACTGCTGACGTATCTTATTATCGCAATATGATAAAAGATATGGAAAAGTCTGATAATGAAGCTTCCGGCGAATTAAATGCCGAAGAAATAAAATCCTTATTGAAAATAGACGGATGGAAAGTTTCATAAATAGTTTACACCTCTTACTCTTTCTGATATATTAAGAATGTAGACACGGTGCGGAAGGCGAATAGGTACAGCCGCTACTCTTATAAAGTAGGCACGACTTGTGGGTTCAAATCCCACCCGCACTATTAACCCTTTTCATATAAAAGAAACATACAATGCAGAAGACAAAGACAATCCCAAGATTTAACGGAATTCAAACTATTCATCGATTTGATAACGGCTATGGTGCAAGTGTCATTGAACATTCCATCTCTCATGGAAGAGAAATGGCTGTTGTAAAGTTTATTGGACCCGATATTGAAGATTTTGTTTTGTGTTACGATACTCCTATTACAAATGATGTTTTGGGACATCTATCTACAGTTGATGTAGATCGTCATTTGGCAGATATTGCTGCATTTTCATCAAGTGTTTGATCATATGCCAGCGTGGCGAAAAGGCAACCGCAGCGGTTTCAAACTCCGCCGAGCATTTGCTCTTGTCAGTTCAAGTCTGACCGCTGGTATAAAAAAGAGTTTACAATTTTAAGATGATGTGATAGATTAGAAATGTAGATGGGATCATGGAGGAATAGGCAGACTCCGCAGACTTAAAATCTGCTGCCCAAAAGGCGTCCCGGTTCAAGTCCGGGTGGTCCTATAAAGACGGCTTCATTAGGTTGAGGTCGTCTTTTTTCAATTGGAGAAAAAAATGAATACGAAAGAACAAGTGCAAGGGGTCTTGCAACCCTTTATAGACGAATATGAAGGCAAGCATGGAGTATGGGGTTTAGCAGTAGGAGCAGGACCGAGAGAATATAATGAATACGGTAAGCCTCGCCATGCAGAAAAGAGGGATTATGTAGATTGGGCACTACACGTTTTTACAAAAAACGAAGATGCATCAGATCACATACCAGAATACTATAACGGTGTCAGGGTTATGTTTTTTTACAATAGAGACTAATTATTGTAGATATATCCTTCATTGTTGTTGTGTTAAACTGGATTGTGAGGTGTTCCAATGGGTAAGATTAATTTATCTCGGGGGCTCTGGAAGTCACAGATCCAAATATTAGAAGAATACTGTACAAGTAAGGGCTGGGAAGTAGAATACGTATCCCGTAAAGACCCCAATGCGGATTCGGCTATTATTCATAAGAGTAAGGTAGTGATCCAGAAGGATAGAACTACAGAGTTAACGTTTTATATATTATTGCATGAGATTGGGCATATGATGTTATGTCAGAACGATGCGATGTATGAGGAGCGTTATAGTGCTATTTTTGAAGCTTTTGGAAGTGCGAGTATTACACATAAGGTAAAAAGAGTTGAGGAGGAGCTTGACGCCTGGAAAACAGGATATAAGTTGTCTAAACGGTTGAAACTTTATGTTAATAGGCGTAGATTTGAACAGATCAAGTCACGCTGCGTTACCACCTACTTGATGTGGGCAGTAGACCGAAAGATCAAGAAAGAAAAGAAAGATGATGCAAGCAACAAAGATTGAGTTAGAGGAGGAGCCAGTATTAGAAAAAGCTCCCAGCAAGATTGATCAAATCTATTTTGAGTATGTAAATACAAAAAGTCTTAAGACCCGCAATCAGATTGTAAAACAAAATCAAGCTCTTGTTACTTACATAATCAACAAGTATTATGCTAACAAGAAAGATTATAATTTACTTAAGGAGGACATGACGCAAGAGGGCATCATAGGTCTTTTATCTGCAATTGAAGGATATAAACCAGAGCTTGGATATCGTTTTTCTACATATGCGACGTGGTGGATCCGACAAGCGATAAACAATTATCTTTTAAATGTTGAGCCTATTATACACGTTCCTTCTCATGTTAGAACCGCTAACAATAAGATCCAGAAGAAGCTACGTGAGGAGAATATAGTATTGCAGGACTATATTAACGATTATAAGGTTGACAAAGAAAAGGAAGAGGACGGTTGTAGCATGAAGATGTTACAGTCTATTGCTATGGCGAACCGTTCCAAGAATGTTTGTTCTATGGATGAACAGATTAAGTCTGGGATAGGTGACAATCCGAATACTCTTAAAGACCTTCTTGCATCGGATGAAAACATTGAGACAAGGTATGGGAATTCGGAGTTGATTGAGATTGTGAAGAATTCTCTTAAGGCTTTATCGGATAAGGAGAGATATATTCTTCTCCTACGTTTTGATGTAATAAAGGAGATATCAAAGTGAAAAAAGAATACATAACTTTAGACGAGGGGATAGACTTCCGTGCTATAGCGGATATTATGACGAGGGCTGGATATAAGATGAACCATGCTACGGCACGTAATCAGCTTATGTCGGCATTGCAAAAGCTGCTTACAAATATAGTTAAGCAGACAGAGGTTAAACCAGATCGTGAAAAGATTGAGGAAATGATGAATTCTCAAGAAATTCACAGTGCTTTAGCTGATATATTGCATCGTTCATATATGCAAATGGAAAAGGAAAAGAAATGCCATTCTTAGTAAGAGGAAAAGCAAGAGATAAAAGATATAAGCCTGCTGCGCCACCTCCAGCACCAGTCATAGCTGCTCCTGTTATATCTGTGCCAACACGTATAATAGAAGAGCCTGAGGTTATAAGTGAACTAATATCAACGCCAGCGGTTTTGCCAGAATATGAAGAGACTGCAACGTATCCTGCTTCATTTGAGGAAAGTCAAGAAGCGGAAAAAGCAGCCCTTAATACAACTATTTCTGAAGAGATTGAACCTACTGTAATAGCTCTTGGCAGTTCAAAGAAAAAGAAGAAAGAAAAAATATACGGACGCACTAATGATGAATAATTATTAGTGGGTGGTTCAATGTGTTAGGTATAAAAGCGGGACAATTATTAACGACTGTTAATCTGAAAGGACTATTTGTTTTATCAGTTCCACATGAGTTAATTAGAAAAACTATACGGCATGAGGACAGCGTATATTCCAAGCGGATACCTATAGGGGAAATATTCTTATGTTTAGATATTCAGTATTACGATACTGAGTTTAGCTATGGAATAAAGATCCTTTGGAAAGAAAATATATATTATGTTTTTTGCGGTTTGAATGAGATAAGGGTAGTAGAATGATATCTCGTGGACCAAAACCGGGATCGTTATGGCGTGTTAATATGCCTGGTTTGGTAGCTGCTACTCTTAATGGGGTTAACCGGCAAGTAATTCATCATCGTTGGTATTTGTTTGATAACATAACTTTCTTAGAGAAGGACGCTACGGTTTTATATATTGGCGATGAAACTTTAATGGTTAGTCATTGGGAGTTATTAGATTTAAATGAATATTATGCGAGCGACGAATATTATAAAGAATTAACAACTGCGGTTTTCCTTTATAATGATAAAAAGGTCTATATATTCTATGACGATCATTATGACATATGGGAAGCTGATTACTATTTGGTTGAGATAAAATAGTTTATAAACTGTCAAATACTTGTTATAGTAAGGTATGGAAACAATCACAGAAGGTAAGAGTAGGGCTAAGGTTACTTCGGCAATGATCCAAAAGCAGAAGCTCGATGTAGCTTTTGAACTTAAAGCGAAGTATGGGATCACGAAGGGAACTGTAGTTCATGTTACACGCCCTATGCAGGGTAGAACTCGTATTGATAAGGATCCCCTTCCAGCAGACCGAGAAGAGACAGAGACGGAGTTTAAGGATTTTCATGCAGAGGACAATTGCCTATACGTAGGAGCTTTTTGGGATCATTGGTCGGGCAAGATGTTTCTTGAGTTTATTGCACCCGAGGGTGTTCTATATTATGACTTTGGTCAGCATGGTGCGGGCGATAAGAGTTTTGGGGAGATTTTCAAGGTTGAAGTTGCGGCTACTACACGTCATAGTCTGATTTGAGCAAATTAAAAGAAATGATTTAGAATAAAGGCTGGGCTATGTCCCAGCTTTTTTCTTTTGGAGACATATGAAGATACGAGCGCAAAAAAAGACTGTTTTAAAAGTTTGTCGTCTTTTAACAGAAGACGTGTATGAAATATATCCGAATATGAATTTTGGTTCTATGGCTAATCGTCATAGAGCGGAGGAAGCTCTTAAAATAGTTCAAAAAAATAGGATTGTTAATGAGCCACAGGTTAAAGAATGGCAATTCCCTGTTGAATGTTTATTTGTTACAGAACATACTGGACTTGTCAATCTCCATGTTGCATTGAAAGAGGATTGGGAGAAGGAAAATCTCCTTTATCTTGACTTTGATCAAGATTATTTCAACTCTAGATACTGATTTTGGAAAAACTTTTCATTATATAATACTTAATGTTACTTATATAAGAGGCATTATGAAGCTTACAGTAAAACAACTTAAACAATTGATCCGTGAACAAGTAGAAGAAATGGCAGTTCATAGCGATATGTCAGAAGCAGATCGCAGACCAAAACAAACTGCGGCGGAGGCAGCAGCTACAAAAGTATTAGAAAACAGCGGTTTTTCTGGTGAAGTTACTAAAGATGGTGAGATTACTATATTCATAAACTATGCTTTATTTGAAGAAAACGGATACACATTAACAGAAAAAGGCACCAGACCAGAATTACCTGAGTTATATTTAACATTTTCACCAAAAGAATGATTTTAACAGTTGATATCAAACAATAAAAAGATAAGTAAGCCGCTTAGAAATAGGCGGCTTTTTTTCTTTTATTCAATCGGGTTTACATTATAAATTATTTGTGTTAGGATGGTGCTATGACTACACCTAAGCGTTTCGTAAACCTTCACGGACATTCAACATTCTCAAGCCGCTAAAAGCGGCTTTATTTTTATGAGCTAATAAACAGATAAATGCACTAGCACACTACTTTTTCTATGTTATAGCCATATTTATATATGGAGGAAAACATGGGAAGAAAAGCAAAAACAAGAGAAAAAAACTGCGTTATATGTGACAAAGCTTATATTGATACTACAAAAAGAAATGTAGGTAAAACTTGTTCAAAACAATGTGCATATGTCTTTGGTGTTAGTCAAAGACACGCTAAAGGTTCATATGAAAGAACAGAAGAACAAAATAGAAAAATGGTAGAAGCCATGCAAAAAATAAGAGAAGCTGGTGGCTGTCAAATCTCTGATGAAAAAAAGAAATTGTTAAGTGAAAAGCTTAAGAAATCATGGGCTTCTGGCGAACAAGCAAAAAAACAGAAAAAAACGTGTATTGAAAAATATGGCGTTGAACATCACATGAAGCTCCCAGAGTTTCGTAATCTAACAAAAATAAGACAGACAGGGAGAAAAATAAGTGAACAAACAAGAAAGAAATATTCTGAACACGCAAGAAGACAAAATCATCGTTTTTCAAGATGTCGTGGTGGCATAAGAAATGATCTTAATACATACTTTCGTTCTTCATGGGAAGCGAATTATGCACGTTATTTAAATTATATAAATTTGAGTTGGGAATATGAGCCTACAACTTTTGATTTAGGAGAAGGATATACATATACTCCGGATTTCAAATTAAATGATGGTTCATATATTGAATTGAAAGGTTGGCTTACTGAACAAGGAAAAATAAAGCTGGAACGGTTTAAAAAAATATATCCATATGTTAAGCTTGTATTAATCAGTCAAACAGACTATCGTTCCTTATATAAGGAATATAGAGATATAATACCAAATTGGGAGAAGGTTAGCACATGAGCAACGATAACAACTCGCACGGGATGCCAGCGGCTCCAAGGAGATTTGTGAACCTACATGGTCACAGCACCTTTCTCGCTTGGGGATGGCATTGGTATGCCTCAAGATCATATTGATTTTGCTCTTAAGAACGGTGCAGATGCACTTGCACTAACCGATCATGGTCAAATGAACGGGTTCTCGCATCAATACCTCCATGCCAAGAAACTAAAGGATAAGGGCTATAACTTTAAAGCTCTTTCTGGAGTTGAAGCCTATTTCATTCCTTCTCTTAAGGAATGGCGTAAGCTCAAGGACACCCAGGACGAAGCAAAGGCTGCTGAAAAGGAAGCAAAGCGGCTTGCAGCTAATCCGGATAGTATCGGTGATGAACTGGCTTCTGCAAAGGCAGAACTGGCAGAAATGGCTGGCGTCGTTAAGACCGATGAAGATGAAATGGGCGGGACTACAGCAGAGAACGAAGAGGATACTAAATCTAATAAGTATCGTGATCCTATTCAGCGACGTAATCACCTTGTTCTACTTCCAAAGAATACGGCTGGTCTAAAGACCCTATTCCGTCTTGTATCTAATTCTTACATCGATGGATTTTATCGTTTCCCCCGTATGGATATGGATATGCTTCGTAAGGAGGCAAATGGTAATCTAATCGCTTTGACGGCTTGCGTCGGCGGTCCTATGATGCATATCATTGCCAGCCACCAAACCGAACCTGATTTCAATCTTTGGAAGCCTAATAATCAGAACTTCGATTTGATCCAGGCTGAACTTAAGGCTTCAATTGAAGAATTCAAGGATGCTTTGGGTGAAGAGAATTTTTATCTTGAGTTGCAGTTTAATCGTCTTTGTATTGACGGTGATGCTATCATAAATACATCCTCTGGTCTTCTTACGCTTGAAGACGTTGTTAGTAGTGTATCTGATGGTAAACAGATACTGGTGCTATCTTATAATGAAGCTTCCAAAAATGTAGAATACAAAAAAGTGCTTTGGGGCAGTCTAATGTCCAAAAAAGCAAAAGTAGTGAAAATAACTCTTGCAAATGGTAAAACACTTAAGCTAACACCAGATCACAAGGTATACACTGATCAAGGTTGGGTTGAAGCTCAAGATTTGAAAAAATATGCAAATATTAAAATTCTTTCAACTTCTTGATATGCAAATCAATCGGCTTATATATATATTTGTATGACAACTGGAATATATAAGATAACAAATTTGCAAACAAATCAAGCTTACTATGGTTCATCAAACAACGTTGAAAAACGATTAAACTCGCATAAATCTAAATTGAAAAGTGGAATTCATGATAATCAATTTTTGCAACGTTCATATGACAAGTATGGTTTAGATAATTTTTCATTTATTATAGTGGAAATTACAACCAAAGAAAATCTTCTCATAACAGAGCAAAAATATATTGATATGTATTTTGATAATGGTAAAAAATGTTTTAATTTAAATCCGTTGGCAGAAAGTTCTGCCGGTAGGATATATTCAGAAGAAACAAAAAAACGTTTTAAAGAAAAATCACCAAGAGGCACAAGTCATTGGAACTATGGAAAAAACTTATCCGAAGAAACACGAGAAAAAATATCAAAAGCAAATACAGGCAAAACTCATCCAGTTGAGACATTAAAAAAAATGTCCGAAGCTAAAATGGGAAAATCTTGGGGCAATCATTCTGAAAACACAAAACAAAAAATGTCAGACCAAAAGAATGGTAGTCTAAATCCAATGTATGGTTTATCTGGGTCTAAACACCCTAAATCCATAAAAGTTATTCAACTTGATTTAAATGATAATGAGATTATGATATTCTCTTCTTTAAAAGAAGCAGAAGCAAAAACCGGCATATCTTTTAAAGCCATTTCTTTGTGTATTAACGGTAAAACAAAAACGTCTGGTGGATATAAGTGGAAGAAAAAGTAAAATACAAATTTGTAGATGTTCTTTCTATTGAAGAAGTAGATGAAGGAATTGATGTTTACGATATTGAAGTTGAAGATAATCATAATTTTTTTGCCAATGATTTATTGGTTCATAACTGTGCCCAGCATCTAAACAACTATCATCTTATGGAGGCTGCAAAGAGAACTAATACAAAGCTCGTAGCTACGTGTGATAGTCATTATTCTAATCCAGATCATTGGCGTGAGCGTGAACTCTATAAGGCTATGGCTTGGGCTTCAAAATCCAAGGATGGTGTTGATGCTTCTAAACTTCCCCAGCGAGTAGAAGACCTTAAGTGTGAACTATATCCAAAGAATGCTCAACAGATCTGGGAAAGCTACAAGAGCTATGCCGAAGGCTATGATTGTTATAACGATGATGTAGTTCGTGAAGCAATTGAGCTTACGTGGGATATTGCTCACAATCAGATTGGAACGGTTGATTTTGATCGTTCCGTTAAGCTTCCTGTTATTGAGAAGCTTGTTCCAAAGACCCATCTTGAAGACGCTATTGAGAAGCTTGGAGAAGATGCAGACGAAGACGTTTTGGCTTTTGAAGAGTTGAAGCGGCTTGCAAAGATTGGTCTTAAGAACCGTAAGCGTGATAAGGATGGTAAATATATTGACCGTCTTGTTTATGAGCTTGGAGTAATCAAGGAACTTAAGTTTGCAAAGTATTTCCTTACATATGCCAAGATCATGGATATTACTTCAAAGCAGATGATGATTGGTTATGGCAGAGGTTCTGCTGCTGGTTCTCTTCTAAGCTATTGTTTAGAGCTTACTCAAGTGGATCCAATAAAATATGGTTTATTATTTGAAAGGTTCCTAACAAGGCTTAAGAAAAATTCATACCCAGATATCGACAGCGATTTCGGTGATCGTGAAAAGGCAGTTAAGCTTATTGGCGATTACTTCGGAACAGAGAACGTTATCTCGGTTTCTAATTTTAATCAGCTACAGCTACGCAGTTTGATTAAGGACGTTTCTCGTTTTGCTGGTCTATCATTTGATGAAGTTAACAAGTATACCGGCAAGATTGAGAATGAAGCTCTTGCAGAGGCTAAGAAGACGCCAGGATTTGATCGTGCTGGATGGGTTCTTACCTATGAAGAGGCAGAGAACAATTCGGCTTCATTCCGTGAGTTGATGGAGAAGTATCCAGAGTTCGAAAAGACTGTTAAGGTTCTATTCAAGCAGATGCGAAACGTATCTCGGCACGCTGGCGGTGTAATCATTACCAGCAATCCACGAGATAATATGCCAATCATTAAAAGCGGTGATGTTCTTCAAACTCCATGGCCAGAAGGTCTTAACGCACGACACCTTGAAGATTTCGGGCTTCTAAAGTTTGATATCCTCGGTCTTGGAACCCTCCGAATGTTTGAGGAGTGTATACGTAAGATCCTCCGCAAGACCATGCCTAACCGTAAGTATATTACCTTTGATATGATCAAGAAGTGGTTTGATGATAATCTTCATCCGGATAAACTTGATCTCGCTGATCAAAAAGTATATAGAAACGTTTGGTGGGAGAGTAGATATGCTGGTATATTCCAGTTTATCAATCCACAGGTTCAGAAGTTTATGGCAGAAATGAAACCTACCAACATTACTGATCTTTCTGTAGCTACTTCTATTTTCCGGCCTGGTCCTCTTGGTATAGGTGCAGACAAGCTTTATTTGAATAACCGTAAGAACCCCAAGAAGATTGCCTATAAGCACCCGCTACTGGAAGAGGTATTGGCAGATACGTCCGGTCTAATCGTCTTCCAAGAGCAGCTACAGCTAATCTATCATAAGCTTGCTGGTGTTCCTCTTGAAGAAACTGATGCTGTTCGTAAGGCATTCACCAAAAAAGATCTATCCAATAAGGAAAAGGCTGCAAAGGAACGTGAGGTAATGCGTGAAGAGTTTGCAAATCGTTGTCTTGCTGTAAACAATATCGCTAAGGAAATCAGCTATAGCATCTTTGATGAAATGGAAAAGTTCGTAGCTTATTCGTTTAATAAGAGCCACGCAGTTAGCTATTCGCTTGTTTCTTATACGTGTGCATGGCTCCTAACCTATTATCCAGAGGAATGGATTACCACCTACATTGATTACTGCGCTACCGAGAAGGGTCGTCAAGCTGGCAAGGAAGATCCAAAGGCTATTGCTCTATCAGAAGCCAAGGCGCTTGGATTTGCGATTGGTAAGCCCGATGTAAATCTATCTGAAAAGGAATATACGATCCGTGATGGTAAGCTTATTCCATCCTTTGCCTCTCTTAAACACGTAGGTATGACAGTTTTGTCAGAGATCAACGAATGTCGTCCCTATAACACCCTCGAGGATTTGTTGTTTAATCCTAATGACACGTGGCGTCATTCCAAGTTTAATAAGCGTGCATTGTCTACTCTAATCAAGCTTGAAGCTTTTGAAAGCATGGGATTGGTAGGCGAGGATAAGACGTTTAAGAACTATCGTCAGCTTCATCATGTTCTTGTAGATAAGGGAGATGATTTGAAGCGTGCGGTCAACAAGAAGAAGAAGACCCACAAGGAGGAACTTGTTCGTATTATTGCAGAGGCACAGGAGCTACCAGACTGGGATCTTAAGGATAAGATTGAGTTTAGTCGGGCTCTATCTGGAACGGTAGATATTGATCTTATCGTTACTCCAGAGATTGCAGAGTATTTCCGAACGAGCGGCATTACTTCTATTGATGATTGGCAAGACGACGAGCAATGGGTCTGGTGCATTGTTAAAAACGCCCGAGAAGCCAAGACGAAGACAGGTAAGGCGTATATGCGAATGAAGATTTATGGGGCATCCTGCACGGATATGGAAGTGTTTGTTTGGAACTTCAAGCCAGGCAAGGACAAGGTTATTCCGGAGAACAGTCTTATCCTTGGAAGGTTCAAGAAGAGCGATTTTGGGTTGTCCAGTTTCTTCGGAACATTGGAGATTATTAGCAAATGACTTTATACCGTTGCGCTTATCAGAGTGAAAGTAACACAAGGGGCGTATTAATGCACCGTGTTCAAAAGGATCCGGAAGGTAAATGGGTAAGAGCAGCGGGCGTTGATACTATCGGAAAACTCATATATAATGAGGTTGTTCTTAAGTTAG